TCTTTCCTTGGGAGAGGCGTAGCGCCGGGGTAAATGAACTCACGGACTTCTCACCTGAACTGAACTGGGAAGGCCTACGTGCTGAAATGAGAAGTTATGGAGTTAGAAATGCTACCCTTATGGCTATTGCCCCTGTTGAAAGTTCTAGTGTTGTTATCAACAGCACTAATGGCATTGAAATGCCTATGTCGCTTATTTCAGTTAAGGAATCAAAAGCAGGTTCCCTTACACAAGTTGTCCCTGAGTATCATAAACTCAAGAACAAGTATCAAATGATGTGGGCACAAAAAGACTGTGATGGTTATTTGAAGACAGCGGCTGTGTTGGCGGCCTACATTGATCAAAGCATCAGCACCAATACGTTTTACAATCCGGCGCACTTTGCAGATCGTAAAGTGCCAACTACATTGATTGCCAAGAACTTGATGCAGGCGCACTACTGGGGCCTGAAAACATTCTACTACAGCCTGATCAACAAACAAGGTAGCAAACAAGTAGACGAAGTAGCACCACTAGAGATCATTGACTTTGATCTTGAAGGTGAAGACTGCGAAGCCTGCAAGTTATGAACAGTTTTGAACGAATCTGGGCCAGAGCCACAGGACACTTAATGGGCGAGTCAGATCATGACCGTCCGGATGTGCCTATTCTCACTTTGCGAGAAGCCCGAATAGCCTTGTTCTTCAAAACGTTTTGGGTTATAATACATGTTGTGACCTGTGGTTTTATTATAGCCAACACAATCAGACACTGGAATAGTTAACATGTTAGAAACCTGCTGTGATATATTAGTAGATGCATACCAACGCAATTGGATAACCAGTAGAGATGGCAACATTTCTATACGTCATCACGACCGTGATCACTTTTATATCACACCTAGTGGTGTGCGAAAGCAAACACTACAACCAGATCAGTTTAAAAAGATTGGCATAATGAAGCAACCAGTAAATCGATATAACTGGACCGAACTGCCTTATACTGACATTAGTGCCAATCTAAAGCCCAGTGGAGAGATTCCTTTACACTTCGGCCTACAACGAGAACTGGGACAACATGCAGGAGAAGTCAGGGTAGTTGTTCATGTGCATCCTACCTACTGTATTGCGGCCATGCATGCTGGCATTGATTTGAGTACGATCAGTGATAGTTTTCCAGAACTCAATCGTTACACACGAGTGGCACCAAATGTAGGAGATGTGAGACCAATCAGTCAAGAACTTGCTGATCAGTGTCACTATAGACTGGAATTAGATGATCGTGGTAATATTGCCTACGACATAGTGGGTATCAAGGGACATGGAGTTGTGGCCATTGATGTCACACCATGGCGTGCCTATGAGCACATTGAAAGATTAGAGCATATTTGCAAGATAGTACTTGCATCAGGAAAATATTAATGTCAAAACAACAATACAATTTAAAAACAAAAACTGATTATCTCAGTCGCAAGATGTTCTTGGACCCTGCAGGTCCTGTGACCATTCAACGATTTGAAGAAGTCAAATACAACAAACTGGTCAAGTACGAACAAGAAGCACGTGGATTCTTCTGGGTGCCTGAAGAGATCTCTTTGACCAAAGATGCACAAGACTTCAAAGATGCAAGTGACACTGTCAAACATATCTTTACAAGTAATCTGTTGCGTCAAACAGCCTTGGACAGTTTACAAGGACGCGGTCCCAGTCAAATTTTTACACCTGTGGTATCAATTCCAGAACTAGAAAGCCTAGTATACAACTGGACCTTCTTTGAAACCAACATTCACTCAAGAAGTTACAGTCACATCATTCGCAACATCTACAACGTGCCCAAGGATGTGTTTAACACGATCCACGACACACAAGAGATTGTGGACATGGCGTCAAGTGTGGGCAAGTATTATGATGATCTACACCGGTTTAATTGTAGTGTTGAACTGGGCATCACTGGTAGTGAACCAGAACACATCCGAGCCATCTGGTTGGCCTTGAACGCAAGTTATGCCTTAGAAGCGTTCCGCTTCATGGTATCATTTGCCACAAGCCTGGCCATGGTAGAAAACAAAATCTTCATCGGCAATGGCAACATCATTCAGTTGATCCTTCAAGATGAAATGCTACACAAAGAATGGACCGGCTGGTTGATCAATCAAGTGGTCAAAGAAGATGCTCGCTTTGCCGCTGCCAAGGCCGAATGTGAAGCCGAAGTATACCAAATGTACCTGGATGTGATCCGTGAAGAAAAAGCCTGGGCTGACTACTTGTTCCAGAAAGGTCCAGTGATTGGCCTTAACGCAAACATTCTCAAAGACTTTGTGGACTTCACAGCATTCAATGCACTCAAAGAGATTGGCATCAAGTACACACAAGATCATCCACGTAGCACTCCTATTCCTTGGTTTACCAAGCACGTGGATACCAGCAAGAAACAAACCGCACTGCAAGAGAATGAGTCAACTAACTATGTTATTGGTGTCATGAGTGACTCAATTGACTATGAAGAATTACCAGAACTATGAGAAACTTAATTAATTTAATGGAAGACCAAGGCGTTACAGATGCATGGTTCCGTGACGGCGGATTTGAAACGTTTAAAAAGCCTATTCCTGTTCCATATACTATTGCAAAGCAGGACGGTGTTACTAAAACTTTAGAAGGTCCTGTTCCGCACAAAAAGGGTCACTACATTATGGGCCCGGGTGCCAAAGGAGAATTCTGGCCCATGGACCCAGACAACTTTCACAGCAAGTATGATGATAACGGAGATGGTACTGGCACACCAAAAGGTGGCGTTACTAAACTGGCCAAACTAGCGGACCATGACGGTATAATTAAAGCCACTTGGGGCAACTTAGAATACACTCGTGGCAACGACTACATTGTGCGTCATGGTCCTGGCGACTACGGCCCGGTTAAGAAAGACATCTTTTTCAAAACATACGACACATCACAACTACAAGGAGAATAATAATGAAAGCAATTGTATGGAGCAAAAATCAATGTCCTTATTGCACTCAAGCAAAGGCATTATTAGAATCTCGAGGTATTGAATACGAAGAACGCAATATCGAAGATGGATGGGACAAAGAAGATTTGTTGGCCGCTGTGCCAACAGCCCGAACGTTGCCACAAATATTTTTAGATGAAGAACTCGTGGGAGGGTTCAATGAACTTAGAAAACGACTTGTTTGATCCTGATGCAATGACCATGTCATGGTTGAAAGAAAAAATACCAGACCTTGCGACCAATAAATTTTTCACTGCTGATTGGTTCACAAACGGCCTGATAAACTTTGAATATGCCAAGGCACAGATGGATGCACTTCCTGACTCAATTTTGGAAATTGGATGTCACGAAGGTCGCAGTACCTGTTGGATGTTGGAAAATTTACTGACACCAAATGGCTCAATTACTTGTATAGACCCTTTTGCAAACGAACCACTCAGTGCATTTAGAAACGAGCATCCTCCTGAAAACAGAATCATTCAAGAGATATTTTTACATAACACTGACTTGGCCCGACAGCCGGGGCAAACAATTAGACTCATGCCAACCTTGAGTTTTTATGCCCTGGCCGAATTGGTAACAGAAGGTGCACAATTTGATTTCATCTACGTTGATGGAAGTCACAGCGCAGATGAAGTACTAGCAGATGCTGTGATGGCGTTTGGATTGTTAAAAAACAAAGGTTACATGATCTTTGATGACTATCTGTGGAAGGCTGCTGTGGATTCGTTAGATCGCCCCAAGATGTCCATTGATGCTTTTGTAAACATGTTTCAAAAGCACATAGAAGTCAAAATGATTAACTATCAATACATTATACAGAAAGTTTAAAATGCAATTCGATCAAAATCAAGTGTACACATTCAAACTCAACTCTGGAGAAGAGTTGATTGCCCGTGTGGAAAAGCCCGGTACAGAATGGATCACAATCAGCGATCCTGTGAGCGTGGCCCCAGGTCCACAAGGCATGGGACTTGTGCCTTCAATGTTTACCGCAGATATCAAGCAAGAAATACAACTAAATATCAACAGCATATCACTTTATGCCTTTGCCGAAGATGCTGTTAAAATGAAATACATCGAAGCAACTACAGGCATCAAAGTTCCGGACAAGAAACTTATATTGGGATAACATGCCAGCAGTACAACGAGTAGGCGACGCAGACGGAGGAGGAGGTGTGGCCTTGGCCGGCATAGATTCTGTACGTGTCAACGGTCGTGCAATTGTTGTTGATGGCAAATCTGTAAGCGGGCATGGAAGGGGACCACACGCAGGTCCTGTTACTGCTGGTGGTAATGGCTCTGTGCGAGCCGGTGGAATACCAGTTGTAACAACTGGGTGCCCAGATTCTTGTGGTCACGGACGTGCAGGCGGTTCCGATGATGTAAGAGCAGGATAATGCCCAGCATTCTTAGTCCACTACAGTTGACAGCATCTGTTGCCTTGTTGCAAAATCAAGGACTAAAACCTTTCCCAGCCGCACTGGCTGTGGCTATTCAAACCTTCAATGCTACCACAGTAATCAGCAACTTTCTTGCGGCAGTGAGTTTTTATAAAGCACAATCATTTGCTACCGAATCAACTTTGACTAGTTTGTTGACTATTGGTGCCACAGTATGTCCTGCGCTGGGCAACAGTATACCGGAAACGCCTGTGGGTAATTATCCTTACCTGGACAGTGAATATTTGATCAACTATCTTGGTGCCGCAGATGGATCCACAATTGATCCTTCAGGATTCTCAAACCTAATAGAACAAACCTGTGCGGCTTACCTGGGTAATGGTGATGCTGGCCGCTTCAGTCAAGGCTTTGTGGCTGTGCAAGGTTATATTGCTAGTACCAATCAGTATATCAACAGTTCTGTAAATGCCAATCAGTATCTTGGTCCGTTGTTTACCAACATGGATGATTTAGTAACAGCCAACATAGCCAGCATGACCACTGACTTGCCTAACTATGGTGTGGACTTGGCCAAGCAAGGTAACTTGTGGAACATGGCCAAACTGGATTTGTATGGCACACCTGCTGGCCTGATACAACAGATTTCAGCCTTGGCCGGTATAAGAGGACGCACAGTTCCTGAACTACAAAACGCCATGCTTGCCATGGGATTATCGGCTGGTGATATTGCTGACCTAGTTAACGACAATCGTGTGGGCTTGAACAATCCCACAGGTCTAACACAAAACGAATTTGATAAATTACAGTTGTTGGCATACAGTGCTACCACTATGATATCAGGTGATGCATTGGCACAGATCTTGGACATACTAGGAGTAACCACTCCGGGTATTGATAGTCTTGATGATTTGTTGAATCCTGTAAAGATGTTCCCACTCAGTTATGCATCATTGCAAACTCCCAGTCCCGCTGGCGCCATACCTATTTTTAATTCAACCGGTGCAGTGAACTCTAGTATCACACCTATAGTCAACAGTTATCTGCCCACAGCAAGCGGTTGTGATGAATTAGGCAAGATTATTCCACCAGCACAGGCCACAGCCAACAAGGCCATTCAGGTGGCATTTCAACAAATCAATAACATACCCACTACCACATTGCCACGCTTGGCAGATGCAGTACTAGGCAATGCAGACAATCCTTGGACTGTGACACAACCATACCTGGCCAACGCAGTGGTCAGTACTGGTGCTCCTGTGCCCATTTATTATCGTGCAACAACGGATGTGCCTGCTGGAGTAGATATCAACAACACTGCCTATTGGACTCCTACCACACTAGGTGGACTCAGCACCATGGCTGGCTTGCCACTAATACAAGCACAGACCACACCAGTAGATAGTTCAGTAACTGATTATGTCACAACCACAATGGCCACAGGCACTGGACCTAATGGTACTATTACCACTTATGATGTACTGGGACTGGCACTTGACAGCAACAACTTTGCCGCACAACTGGCCACCGCCACTGCGGCTATCAATAGTTTGCAAGGTGCCGGTAGTCTTGCCACACTTAACACAGCATACGTAAATATTTTATCGGCAATCAACAATGCCGGGGTCGTTACACAAATTGGCAATGCCAACTCAGCCATTGCCGCACTCAGTGCCAATCCCAATGTGACTATACTCAATACAGCCTGGACCTACATGGCCAATCTAATGAACTTGAGTGCCAAGTACACTACCGAAGCCGGCATTGACTATTTTCTCTTGCAACCCGATGATAAGAATAGTGTTTATGCTCTAGTACAAAACTTACCTTATTACGGATTACTCACAGCCGCCGGCGATGCGGCTGAGTTCTTAGAGAACATCGCCGACACCACAACCCTGGGTGGTCAAGCCATTGTGGGTTCCATGCGTGAAGGTCGCAACAATGCAAGATTGAGTGCGGCCAGTATGTACAACACCAATCAAATTCCTAGCAATGCAGAAGTAGCACCAATTCCGGTAATTGATCCAGTTACTTGACGAAATCGGCTATTTTGATGGTGATTTTGTATTGACTTAGTACAAGTACGCATATATAATACAGATTGACTATGTCATTCTACTTTTAAAAGGAAAAACTAAATGAAGAAAATCTTCGCAATCTTGGCCTTGGCCATCGCAGGTACTGCATCGGCAGCCGACAGTTTCACTGTCGAAGGTCAGCACATTAACAACGCAGGTGCTGCCGCTCAACAACAATATGTTCTGGGCGTAAAGAAAGAGTTCACAGGCTTTGCTGGTGACTTGGCATTCTCAAATGCACAAACTGAAGGTACCAATGCCTTGAGCACACGTCTTGAAGCCGGTGCCACAGTGGCTGGTCCAGTTGGCTTGTATGCTCGTGCCGCAGTTGGTCAAAAGTATAGCAACACAACAGACTTCTCATACTACTCAGTTGAGCCAGGTATCTCTGCCGCTGTTCCAGGTGTGGCAGGTTTGACTGGTAAATTTGGTTACCGTTTCCGTAGTGCCTTTGATGGTTCACAGAACAATGACCAAACACAAACAGCACGTTACTCATTGGCCTATGCCGTGAGCAAAGACGATACTGTTGCTGTCAAGTATGATCGCGTAAAAGGCGACAGCAACCAAAAGGTTATCGCAGTGGCATACACACGCGGTTTCTAAAAAGTAATACTTTAGTACTACAAAACCCTGCCTTGTGCAGGGTTTTTCTTTGACTTGACCAATAATTGGGTTTTTGCTATAATACTTGTATGGAAACTAAAAAGGAGTTGACAATGCGCGAAGCAATTCTTACCAAACTTAGTGAAGTTGAAACTATGCTAGACGAATCCTCTTGCAGTGGCGACCAACTGGCCGAATGCGGCCAAGTCTATCGAGACATCATGGACAAGTTGTCTGCACTGACACAGGCTGTGGACTATTATGTAGATTGACCAATAAATCCCAATTTGTTATAATACTTGTATAGAAACTAAAAGGAGCCCAGAATGGAAAAACTTACATCGATTCAGCAGATCAACCGCGCTATCATGTTTGGCACGTGGACGGACGTTGAACTTCGTAGCATGGCCGATGCCATTCGTTTCAACCAGATCAGTCTTCGCAAGCAGGTCAAACGTAACCTAGACGTGGGTGTTCGAGTGCGTTGGGTCAGTTCCAAGAACCCCGCAGGTGCTACAGGCACAGTGAAAAAGATTGCTATTAAATATGTCACAGTTCGCAATGATCGAGACGGCGGCTTATGGAAGATTCCTGCCAACATGCTGGAGATCGTTGAAGGACAGATGGCAACAGTATGAACTTCCGTAACTGGTGCAGAGAAAAGTGGTACGAGCACATCGACGAACTGATCAGTTATGGCCTTAAACCACAGTTCACCGCACAAGAATATTTTGATCGATATAAATTTTGGCTCAAACGTGAATTTAAACATCAGCAAGGAGTGAAATAATGGGTCTCGATATGTATGCATACACCGCCGCCAAGGAAAAGGCGGACTATGAAACCGGCCAGCGTGAAATTGCTTACTGGCGTAAACACCCTAATCTGCACGGTTGGATGGAACGACTTGCTGAATCTAAAAATGTAGAGTACAGCACATTCAACGGGGTTGAACTAGAACTCACTTGGGAAGACTTAGATGAACTAGAACGTGCAGTAACGCACGGCCAACTGCCTTCCACACAAGGATTCTTCTTTGGCAACGAAGCAGATGACTACTATAAAGAACAAGATCTTGAATTTATCAAGAATGCCCGGGCAGAATTGTTTCTGGGACTTAAAGTGTTTTATAACTCATCGTGGTAATCACTTAAATATATGAATGAAACTGACTTCTCAAACGAAAGGTTTGACAGCATAGTGGCGGCAGGATGGATCCGTGATCTAGAAAGTTCGGACAGTCGCATACACAAAGAAAAAACAATTGAAAAAGCATTGATGGCCGCCCGATTAGGCAGTGCCGATGCACAATGTTTCCTCTTTAACTGCTACCAGGCTTACAATCCTTTCTACACCTTTAACATCCGTCAAGTGCCTGAGACTGAAGGCTTGACTGGCCGCCCTAATCCTTGGACAAAATTTTGGGCATTGCTAGAAGCATTACGCACGAGATCGACCACAGGCAATCGTGCCCGTGAAAGCATTGAACTACTGAGCCAAGAATTTGACTCAGACGAATGGAACAACCTAGCCCGCCGTGTAATGATCAAAGATCTGCGTTGTGGTATTAGTGAAAAAACACTAAACAAAGTGCTAGGCAAAACCGAATATAAAATTCCTGTGTTTACTTGTCAATTGGCACAAGACTCCACAGACCAACCCAAAAAACTAAAAGGTATCAAACGCCTAGAAGTCAAACTGGATGGTGTGCGTGTGTTGGCAGTAATTGATGGTAGCAATGTTACCCTGTTCAGTCGCAATGGCAAAGAGTTTGAGAACTTTCCACAGATTGCAGACGCTATTGAAGACGCCCGCAAGCACTTTCAATTTGGACGTGGCACAGGCGGTCGCTTTGTGTTGGATGGTGAGATTGTGGGTGAAAGTTTCCAGAAACTCATGAAGCAGGCACATCGCAAGAGTGATGCTAAGACCGAAGGTATGGTGTATCACATATTTGATATCCTTCCATTGGAGTCATTGCAAGAAGGCCATTGTAATCTGCAACAGTACAAACGCATTGAGTGGATCGAGAGTGCTAAAGATCGTGTCAAAGATACACCTTGCCTGCGTATTATGAACGGTTTGGAAGTAGACTTGGACACGGCCGAAGGTCATGACATCATGCAACGATTTGCCGAAGCATCGGTGGCTGAAGGATTTGAAGGCATCATGATCAAGAGCATGGACGCACCTTATGAGTGCAAACGCTCGGACTCGTGGATGAAATGGAAACCCACTATAAGTGTCGATCTCAACATTGTGGGATTTGAAGAAGGTACCGGTCGCAATGCGGGCCGGTTGGGTGCTATAATTTGTGAAGGAAAAGATAATGACCGTAGAATTCGTGTTAATGTTGGTACTGGCTTTAGTGATACTCTTCGTAATGAGTATTGGACCAGTAGGGATCAGTTACTTGGTCACCTGGTTGAAGTCCAAGCGGACGCAGTCACCCAAAATCAAGACGGAACCTACAGCCTCCGATTCCCAAGGTTCTTGAGATTCCGAGATTTTGAGGCTGGAGAAAAAGTTTGATGATCCCCTTGTATGAAATAGTGTTGGTGGCTGTGATGGTAACTCAGGGACCTGCAGGTGGACCTCTGACGTTGGAGTACCAACCGCTAGACTACTACAATTCATGGAGTACATGTTTGAAAGAGGAACGTAAACTACAGGCACGACTCCGGGAACGAGAAAGAATCCGAGCCTATATTTGTTTGAAAGTTGATAGAAACTAAAGGATTAGTATGAAACTTGCACTTGTAATCTCTGCCTTGGCAGTGGCTCTAACAGGGTGTGGTGGCGGAGGTGGCGGATCCGGAACATCTAGTGCTACTAGCACTGTGGTTACCACAAACGCATCAATATCAAGCATGAATGCTGTCAGCAACAGTCATCCTTTTATTCCCAGTTTAGCCACAGGTGACTTTAAAGGTGACGGAAGCACCTATGTGGTGCTTAGTGGTTGGGTCGTTGGCACCACGGTACCCAGCGTAAAAATATACAAGGTCGACTCAACTGGAGCGACAGATGCAACCACAGATATATTAGGCGGCAGTTTTTCTTTGTCAGTAAATTATCCGCAGATAGCCGACTTTAACCGTGACGGCATTGATGATATCTTTTTTGCAGGATTTACTGACGGCAACAACGCCAGTCAATCAAATCAATCTGTAGCATTCATGAGCCGCTCAGGACAGAGCCATTTGCGTGTGGATGTATCGGGACTTACTTGGAGTCACGGTACCACAGTTGTAGACCTAAATAGTGATGGGTGGCTGGATGTGGCCAATGCACAAGGTGACTACTGGATTAATAATCAAGCAGGTAATTTCATATATCAAGCACATCTTACCACTCAAACTTGGTCAGGAAGTGGCTTGTGCTCGGGAGACTTAGATAATTCAGGTACAACATCAATTGTAGTAACCGACGTGGTTACTGGTGCTACATTTTTTGATGACACATGGATTTACAAACTTGATGGCAACTTGCGGCCGGTCAAAGTGGCTTCGCTTGCAGTGCCGTATTTTGATCGTGCTAGTACTACCACTCGTCGCAGTCACGACGTTAGTTGCGTAATAGGAGATTTGAACAGCGATGGCCGGTTAGACATTGTGGTAGTTAGTTATTTGTACGATAACTCAGTTACTGACACAGCAGGACCGCAGAGTCAGGTTCAGATATACATGAATCAAGGCAACTTAACCTTTGTCGAAACTACAGATATGGCCATAGCAGGTTATAATCAAAACGTCTTGGCCAGTTATACTCCAAAATTAGTTGACTTGAACGGTGATGGCAAGTTGGATCTTTGGTTGATGAATACTAATAGTACTGTGAGTTCGAGTGGTACGGCTGAGAGTGCCAATCAGGCCTGGATAAACTCAGGATCGGGCATATTCACTCAGACCAAACGCTCTTACCTGAATACTGTGGTACAGGCCTACAATCTGTTGAGTGGTAGTAATAGCAACACCGCAGGCATTATGATTCCAGTCAAAATAAACGGTGCTTGGAATTTTGCTATATGTAACAGTTGGAGTAATGGTGCGTTTACCATAACCTATTTTGGATATGCCAAAAGCCAGTTGACATTTTAATTAACTTCTAGTATAATTTGCATATGAATCAACAAACAAAATCAGCCAATGGTGTTCGCGGACACTTATTAAATTTATTCAACGGAGAGTATGTGTTCCGTGTGTATGATGATAAGCATGACTTTGTGGACTATGACATACATCACAGTGACTTATGCATCACAATTACAGATCCAGATGCATATTTTTATCGTCGAAATGAACAAGACATTCTGGATCACGCTCCCATGACATTAGGAATACAAGATGGTACTTGAAATATTTTTATACGGTTTTATCACAGCCTTTGGGTGGTGGAGTGCCACACACTATGTAATTGAGCCACACTTCCCTCCACCTATTGAAAAGAAAGCGGAACAAAAATGAAAATTGGACTCAGTTACAGTCGTTGTGTTCGTGACATTGTGGACGGTGTGGTGGACATTGATGATGTGTTGGTTCTCATCACTCGCACAGATTTTGATCCGCATGATGACAAGCAATGGCAGGGCATTTGGCTTGGCTACGGTGGTGGTACGGACAATGCGTACAGCAGTGGATTCTTTAGTCACAGCAACCCCGAATGGGCCGGCTATCATGACGAAGATCAATTCCGTAGCGTTAGCATTGAGTTGTGGGAAACTGGCAAACTACATCAGCCACGCAAGTTCGGCGCCAAGCCTGCTCGACGTCCTGAAATATGGTTGGAAACTGTGTTACCTGATTCAGAGATGATGAATCGTCCCGCAGTGAAAGATGCCTGGGACCAGTTCCAGACCATTGCAGGTTTGACCAATACCCGACTAGACAAGAGTTACAGATGAAAATTTCATCTCGAAATTTAGAAATACAATTACCATGGGAACCAGGCCTGCTGGAATGGTTACAAGTGCAGTACCCGGCTTCGGGATATTTTTTAATAGAGGACTAGTATGGCTACTATAAACGAACAAGAGAAACTGATTGAAGTTTTAAAATTCACACCTCGCACCTACAAGATTCAATTGTGGGGCTATGGTGGTGAGTATATCATGGGTACAGTAGATCGCAAGATTTACGATTACTTTCGACAACGCAGACTAGACCTAAGTGACTTTGCTTGGGACAGTGACTATGCAGATGAAAACAATATTCCCGAGGAAATGTGGCCATTCACACCGGGCAGTTACTATGACTGCGATGACATTTGCCACGAACACGGCGTTGACCGCAATGCTGGTACACTACAGATTCTAGACGAGAACGAAGAAGTTGTGTACGAACGGCGACTAGAGGACATCACAGGCTATGAAGATAGCGATGGCAATCCTGAACCCGAATGGGGTGGTGGCGAGGAATACTGGATTGGTATGAAGCCTGTGGGCACAGTAGTGTTTTTTGGCATCAGCAACGAAAAGGGCACTTTCTTTGAAGGTGAACTCCCACTAACAATGCCATTTGATATCTCCAAACTTGAATTGGGCTACGACGAAATTGATGGCAATGATATTATCAATAATGTTAAATACGATGGTGAGCAGATTGACAATTGGGGAGGCGACACTAACGGTAAAAGCAGTGAGTTTGGTTTTTACCTAATTAAAGATAGCAACACCTGGGAAAAATACACCACCATGGATGACATCAAGTATGAAATGACTGAATGGTTTCCCAAGAAAGTCAAGCCCGCGTATGTAGGCAACTACAATATTCGTATTGCTGGCAAGAACAGTTATACATACCAAGCACGTTGGACCGGCAAGCAATGGGTTAACTCTTGGACAGATGAAGCAGACTACGACGATCCTGAAAAAGCAATCAAGATAAAAGAGTGGCAAGGACTAACACAAGATCCGGATGCCACTGAGTGGCCAACCAATAGACCTTAAAGGAGAAAACTATGAATGATACACTTATTTTTAACGATGAACAATACCGTTCAGCCGAACAAATCAACTCGGCCATGGGCCGTGTTTACGGACATATGAGTTTAGCAGTGATTGTGAGTATGCTGATCAGTTACTGGGTGGGCACCACACCTGAGTTACTACAGTTCTTTTTTACTGGCATAACAAAATGGATTGTAATCTTTGCACCGCTAGCGGCAATATTTGGTGTGAGCATGGTACTGGGTAACAATCCAAGTAAACCTGTAGCACAGTTGTGTTTGCATGGTTTCGCGGCCCTGATGGGCTTGAGTTTTTCAATGATCTTTGCTGTGTTTGCCATGGGATCGATTGTTAGTGCATTTATGGGTGCGGCCATCCTGTTTGGTGTAATGAGTGGCTATGGCTACTTTACCAAGCGTAGCCTAGACAGTGTTGGCCGGTTCATGTTTGTAGGTTTGATCGCCATCTGTATTGCCAGTATTGTGAACATCTTTATTGGCAGCACCGTGATGCAGATGGTGATCTCCGCCTTGGCTATCATTATCTTCTTGGGCCTTACTGCCTATGACACACAACAGATCCGCGAAGAACTCATGTATGAAACCAGCGACGCCGCAGAAGTGCGTGGTGCGTTGACCTTGTACATGGACTTTATCAACTTGTTTTTGAACTTGTTGCAATTGTTTGGTGATAGGAAATAATCATGGCTACCTGGGTACTAACAACATTAGAAAAGAAAAACGTCGTAGAGACTGAGTTCTGGTACAAAGAAGGAAAAACAATCAAACGCAGTACTGGCTTTCGTTGGGGCACAGTCTATTGCGAAAGTGATGAACGGCCTGAGATTGATTTAGAGAACCCAGATGGGCTTGAAGTATTTGCTACTGATTATGACTTTGAGCTTGACAACTTGGATGATGGACATTACTGTGATGTTGAATATCCAGACGACATGAGCGAAGAAGAACAAGAACGCATGGACGAACTGTGGGATGAAGATTCTTATAGTGCTTGGGAAGAAGAAGGTTGGTCAAACGATGACACAGAAACTTGGTTTCATGGACCACTAGATTTAGAACAACAGTAAGTTGACACAGCCACCTGATTCCTTGTATAATGTACGTGTGCATGAGCAAGGAGATTGGTGGCGATCTAATGGCGTGAGCGGGGTGATTGAACGCCCGGGCCCGACACAGCCGTGGCAGGTAGATATAATGCCCACAAGGTTGAGACACTGTCCAAGATCTGGAAACAGATCAAAACCGGCTGATACCCGGTGTATGCTCAAGTTGGAAATCACAGTGAAAGGAAGTTTAAATGTCTGTTAAAATAGAAGCCTCTGACGCCATGCTTCCGTCCCTTGACTCTCTTAAAACAACGGCTTTGCCCATGCACAAATTATATTTTGAACTGAGTGATGTTGACACATGGTATACTATCATGCGAGAAGCACGGGCTCAGTTTGGCAAGAACTGGCGCAGTCAAGCACACGTCAAACGCCGACTAGAACATGCCAGCCTCTGGAGACTAGGAGGCACCGCAGAACGTGTGTGGTTTGAGGTGCCCGATCCCAAGTTTGGAACCTGGGTAGCAATTAAACATGCTGTTAGACAAGTGGAATCACCCGGTAAATAATACTCTATGATATTTGGTTTCAGCATACTGGCCACAGCAATTTTACTCAGTTGTGTGGCCGCTTATTACTCTGTAGCAGGTTTAACTGCTATCTTCTCCGCGGCAACCATTCCGGTCATCATCATGGGTGGCTCATTGGAACTGGGTAAGATTGTGGCCACGGTTTGGTTGCACAACAATTGGCAACGTGCTGGGTTCTTGTTCAAGGCATATCTAGTGCCTGCTGTGGCATTCCTAATGCTGTTGACGTCAATGGGCATCTTTGGCTATCTCTCCAAGGCCCACTCAGATCAAAGCCTAGTGTCGGGTGATGCAGTAGCAAAGGTAGCAATCTACGATGAAAAGATCAAAATATCTCGTGACAATATTGAAGCCGACCGCAAGGCACTTAAACAGATGGATGAGGCTGTGGACCAAGTTATGGGCCGATCAGCAGATGAAAAAGGTGCCGATAAAGCAGTTGCAATACGAAGAGGCCAACAACGAGAACGGGCTCGCATACTTGCTGACATTGAAGCCGAACAAAAAAAGATTACTGGCCTTAATGAAGAGCGGGCGCCTTTGGCGGCCGAGTTCCGTAAGGTAGAGAGTGAGGTTGGGCCTATAAAATACATTGCGGCCTTGGTGTATGGAGACAACCCTGACTCAAATGTGTTAGAACGTGCTGTGCGTTTAGTGATCATTATGATTGTGTTGGTGTTTGATCCACTGGCACTTACACTTATTCTGGCCGCCAACAAACAATTTCAATGGGCTAGAGAAGGTACAGGCGGCTTTATACATGATGAGCCCAAGTACGAGCCCGATGATGGACCACTTTCTGAAGATCAAATTGAACAAATAAAAACGTCAGTACCAGAGCCACCTGACGATCCTATACCTTGCTACAAGTGTGGTAGTGATCTAGTTGATGCTCCGGGCATTGGTTTGTTCTGCCCCAACAAACAATGCGATGTTATAGACAATGTCAACGGTGAGGAACCTGTCAAGTTTGCACCAATTGAAATTGAATACAAATTTGTAGACGAACATCATGAACCAGATCATGACCCAGACCTTCACGTGTACGATGATGAACGCTTGGTATCAAAGTTTGACAAGATGCAGACTATTGAGCCACCAGACGAAGAGATTGACGATAACGATGATGATGAGATTAAAGCCGCCATTAAAAAATGGAAATTAGCCAATCCCGATGACACCATAAAGAATCAACGCTATAAGTTCATGCGCGGCGAAATTGCTGAATTGCCTTGGATGGGTCTGGTAGCCGACAATGCCAGTGGCAGAGAAAGTCGCAGTGGATTTGGTATCAGTTTTCCAGAAGATCCTAACAAAGGTGATACTTTTGTACGAGTGGATATCATGCCCAGCGTATTATACAAATACAACGGGTCTAACTGGATTGCGATTGACAAAAATTTAAGCGATAGTTATACTTACGACTCTGCTTATATTGAGCATCTGATAGATAAAATAAGTACTGGTGAATACGACCCGGACTTGTTGAGTGATAGCGAACGTGAACAAGTGGCATATTATTTAGAAACAAAACAATCCTAATGAAATCTAACGACACAATCGATACCTGTAGTTTTTGCACTAAACACAAAGACACGGTAACAAAACTCATAGTTGGTGAACAAGTTGCAATCTGTAACGAATGTGTAGAACTTTGTGAAACCTTACTCACTGATGAACTTGTCATCAAACCAAGTGAGCCAATAGAACTTGATCCAATCTTGATCAAAGAACATTTGGACCAGTATGTGATTGGTCAAGATCGAGCCAAACAAGTGTTAAGCGTGGCAGTGGTCAATCACTACAAACGTATCACTAATCCTGACCCTAACATAGAAGTTGAAAAATGTAACATTCTCATGCTTGGCCCTACAGGGTCGGGCAAAACATTGCTGGCTCGAACTGTAGCACGTTACTTGGATGTGCCTTTTGTTATTGCAGATGCCACAAGTTTAACCGAAGCAGGTTATGTGGGTGATGATGTAGAAAGTTTGATTTCTAGACTATTTGCAGCCGCCGGTGGTGACATTGCCAAGACACAACGTGGTATTGTGTTTATTGATGAAATTGACAAAATTAGTCGCCGTAGCGAGAGTGCCAGTATCACCCGAGATGTGTCAGGAGAAGGTGTACAACAGGCTTTGCTCAAATTGGTAGAAGGCACCAAGTGCAGAGTCACTCCCACAGGCAATCGCAAACATCCTTCGGGAGAGATGATTGAAATTGATACCACTAACATCTTGTTTATTGCTGGCGGCGCATTTGTGGGACTTGATAATGTGGTTAAAAATCGTGTGCAAGGAACCAGTATTGGATTTGGTGCTAAGATTAAAAACGATACCGTAACACATTTAGATCAAACTACTCCAGAAGACTTGATCAAGTTTGGCATGATTCCAGAGTTTGTGGGACGTTTTCCTAGTTGGGTAGCATTACAAGAACTCAGTAAAGAAGATTTAATTCGTATTCTACTAGATGTCAAACACAGTTATATCGAGCAATATTCATGGTTATTTGGCCAGGACAAGGTTGAACTAGAATTTTCACCTGATGCCCTGGAAATGATTGCAGATCGAACTATACTAAACAAAACTGGTGCTAGAGGCTTGCATTCGGAACTAGAACGTGTGTTATTGCCACACATGTTCTATTTGGCCCGCTATCGCAGGCAAGGTATTAACCATGTGTTTATTGACGCAGATCAGGTAAATACTCCTACAGAACTAAAGGAAGCGAATGCAAAAACTTAGGGGTAGATCGGTGCTGGTTCAGGACGGTAATGTAGACAAGGCTCTACGCAAGTTCAAAAAGAAGATCATGGAATCGGGAATTTTGAACGATGTTCGTAATCGTGAATTTTACACCAAACCCACTACTGCTCGTAAACTCAAAGCCGGCGCCGCAAAGAATCGTTGGAAAAAGAAACTCAACGAACAGGCTTTGCCAAAGAAACTTTACTAAGCCAATTTTTTTCTGTATAATAAATAACAATGTAGTGCCGATGGTCGGGCTACATTACAAGTCATCTTGCTTATAAAGGAGAAAACAAATGACAAAAACTCTCACCCTTCGTTCTTTCGATATTCCCGCACTTCACAAATTTGGTATCGGTTTCGATAACATGTTTGATGATCTCATGCGTGTGAGTACTCAGCAATCCACTTCAAACTATCCACCCTATAACATAGTACAAATCAATGAAGATGAGTACACGATTAGCCTTGCTGTGGCTGGCTTTGGGCTTGATAACCTTTCAGTGACCAAGGACAAAAACTTCTTGATCATTGAAGGTAAAGAGTATCAGTCTGATAGCGAAAAGACTGTGCCAAACTATTTGCACAAAGGCATCAGTGAAAGAAGTTTCCGCAGAGAATTTCAGTTGGCTGATCATGTGGAAATTAGCAATGCTCACCTTGAACTTGGTATCTTAAGCGTTCACTTGCGACGTGAAGTGCCAGAAGACGCCAAGCCAAAGACTATTGCTATCACATATACTCTGTAATATAATAGTGTAAATACAGTAGCGGGACTGTCCCGCTACTGAACAACAAGGAACTGAAATGGCGCAAAGCGATACAAGAACACGAATTAAACCGGCTGAAGACTTTAAAGAACCACCCATGTACCGTGTTGTATATCTTAATGATAATCAAACAACATACGAGTTTGTGGTTGAAACATTAATGCAGTATTTTGACTATACCGCAGATACTGCACACACAATCACAAGCGATATTCACGACGCTGGATCGGCTTGTGTAGCGGTGTTACCTTATGAAATTGCCGAACAAAAAGGTATTGAGGTAACCATGCAGGCACGAGCACAAAACTATCCATTGCAGATTAGAGTCGAGCCCGAAGGCGCAGTTTAAAAATCCACAACAATTCGTTGTGGATAGTATACCGGTTTAGCATAAGGGGTATCTCCCCTGCCACGACAGTTGTTGACAAAACGTATACCCGAACGTGTTTGATCTACGTTACCGTGATAGTGACCAAAACACCAGGTATGCAGTTTGTTTTCAGTGTCAACTGTCAGGGCCTGCATCATGAGTCTGTTGCCCATGGTATTAAATCGCATGGTACCATCTAGATCCATATCATGTGCTACTAGTGCAGGATCGGGTACAGTATGAGTAACCATAACAATCTTTTTAACATCTTTATGATTTTGTAATTTAGCCACACTAGATATCATGTATGTGGCATCAGTATTGCTCATTCTGGCAATGCCTTTGGTAGCCGTTTCACTGATATGATATCTTTCCTGTGCCCATTGTGCGGCTTGTTCAGGATCAATACCAAGATCAAAATCAAATCCCCACCAACCGTTGGTGCCCAAAATAGCAACACCGTCTACTATTACAACATTATCTTGCAAATAAACCACATTGGGAATACGGCGCAAACGTCGAGCAAGTACGCTGTAACTATGACCTAAATCCTCCAGTTGCGTGTAATGTTCGTCGTTGCCATCAACATAGAACACAGCCTGATAACATTTACCCAGGTGCTTTAAGGTGCGTACCAACATGTCTTGATCTCGGCAGACATCACCAGCAACAACGCACACTGGGCTGGTGGCTTGATAGGTCCAATCAAATTCAGTGGACCAGGTTTCAAGGTGCAAGTCAGAAATTAAATCAAATGCTAGGCTCATGATACATATTTAAAAGGAAACACAATGAACATTATATTTGGCGACTCAGTTAACAGCATACCAGATCAGTACACCGTACTAGAACTAGATACTTTTCGCACAGTTGATAGTGACAAAACAGTCACCGCGTACTGTGTTGTTGAAAAATTAGCATTGGACGAATTCGCCACCATGAAGTCGTACAAAAAGATTCATGCAGATTTGATTGATGCTTATCGCAATCAACATTGGAACTATTGCGAACAGGCAATTGCGGGATTGATGGGGAAATGGAGCGGTGAACTTGATACATTCTACGCAGACTTATTGACTCGTGTCAGCCAACACAAAGAAACTGGTGTGCCGTCTGACTGGACAGCGATTATAGTAAAGGATACTAATTTCTCTTTGAATTAAATTCTTGGATCCAATTGGTGACTTTTTTACGATCTTCAAGGGTTGGCATTCCAGGACGAACGTAGTTTCTCCAGCGTATCATTTCTGGATCATTATTTGATGCTATTTTGTCCAATTTGTTTTGATGTTTTCCTGTGGCAGTCATTTGATTTATTGCTGAATTAAAATTATCTTTGAATTCCTCTACAATGAAATCATGCCACTTGGTTGAAAAGAACAATCGTTTGTTGCGTTTAGCGATAGCATACAGTTTGATCCATAACAATCTTTTTTGATCACAATCCAAAAGACTAATTCTTTTGATTTCTTGAACAATTGCGTCAAGTCGTTGTCGGGAATCTGTTATAGTGTCATATGTTTCATCTATTAAACCATCAAACGTTTCAAATCCATATTGCTTTAAGTATTGCAAACTTCCTGGGGTTGATGCTAACATAAAAGGTCGCCCGCATGCAATCGTGCGCAAGGTTTTTTCAGTAAGGTGGTGCCGCCGGTCGTCAAATAATGTTTCAAGCACAATTTCAATCCCTATAGTGGCATAGTCTTCGCTGTTGTAATCAGCACTAGCACTAGCGTCATGAGTATTGGCTGGGTACCGTTCATGTAAATCATTGCGAGAGATAGCAAGATCAGGATTGGCAAATTGATGTTGAGTGTAGTGCAACTGATTATCAACTGCAGAGAATGTTGTGCGACAATAAGATATTAAATCATTGTTGGCCAACATTTCTACCAGAGTCAACCGATATTCCCTAGTGCCGCTCCAGGCACGATTGTAGATTAAAAAGTCGTGAGTGATATTTTTAAAATTTACCACTAGTTTGGGATCAAACTCAGCATACCTGTACCAATCTCGAGCAATCAACGCATGACTCCAATAATATACCCCAATGAATTCGTGTTGTCGGTATAGTTCAAGATCTTGACTGTTTTTTTCTGAGTGGCACAATAGAGTCTGGTCGTATGCATTAGTTGCTGAGTGTACGCAGGCTCTTAAATGTAAATCGGAAACAATATCAATTAATGCTTTGGGATATAATTTGTGCCTATTGTGTTCTAGGTACTTTTTAAAATCTTTTTTGGTATATAAATGATACATCAAGGGTTCTTGATCGTGCATTATCATGCAAGGTCTAATCATTAATTCACCCCAAGAACGACTACCTCTAATAGTAAACAGGTCATTTAGATCCTCTAATTTTCTTGAGCCATGCGGATAAAACTGATAAATTAATAAGTCATCGCGATTTGCAATATCATACAGAAAATTGTATAATCTATCTAAAGGTACACTCATATGAAAAAAATTGGATTTATTGGGATCGGCAAATTGGGTCTCGATTGTGCTGAAGTCATGGCAGAAAAGCATGAAGTCAGAGGTTACGATATTTACCCACGTTCAAGCGACTCAGTAAAAGTTTGCGATATTGATGATTTGGTTAACCAAAGCGAATGGATCTTTATTGCCGTACCAACACCGCATGCCGAAGGCTATGACGGCGCAGTACCCAGTTCACACTTGGAGCCCCGAGATTTTGGTTATGATGCTGTGATTGATGCTATCGATAAAATTAACCTCCATGCCCGTGAATCTAAAAAAGTTGTGTTAATCTCTACAGTATTGCCGGGCACAACACGTAGAGAATTTGTTCCTAGGTTAGCCAGACAGCACCAATTTTTATACAATCCTTATCTAATTGCCATGGGTAGCGTAAAGTGGGACATGGTAAACCCTGAAATGATCATGATTGGCACAGAAGATGGCAATCCCAATGCCTTGGCTGGCGAACTACGTGAGTTGTATAATACAGTGATGCAAAACGATCCACGCTATGAAATTGGCACCTGGGACGAGTGTGAGGCCATCAAGATATTCTACAACACATTTATCTCGGCCAAGATTGGCCTTGTGAACATGATTCAAGACTTTGCCATGCGCATTGGCAATATCAATGTGGATGTGGTAACCAACGCATTGGCACGCTCAACCTTGCGTATCATGGGACCAAAGTACATGACCGCAGGCATGGGTGACGCAGGTGCATGTCATCCACGTGACAACATTGCACTACGTTGGTTGGCCGAAGAATACAATATTGGCTATGACTTGTTTGACACAGTGATGCATGCTCGTGAAATACAAGCACGTAATCTTGCCATGTTCCTAGTTGAACAAGCCCAACAACATGGCATGAGCATTGTGATACATGGCAAAGCCTACAAACCCGATGTGGCCTATTGCATTGGGTCTTATTCTACTTTGGTTGGTCACTATGTCAAACAGGCAGGATTTGATGTTAAATATCTTGATCCTCTTGCTGATGATCTTGCAGAAGTCATTACTGAACTAGCAGGACCTGCAGTTATATTGTGGGCACACAATCGTAAAATTACCTACAATTATATTGATGATCAAACTGACACCATGCCATACTGTGCGATCCCACGCAATAGCATCATTGTTGATCCCTGGCGAAAACTCCCTTCAATTGAAAACTTAACTGTAATACCATATGGCAACACACGAAATAGTCAAATATCACATTCCTAAATTTTGGGATGATGAATTTAAACAATTACTTTACATAAACGAACAGTTCAATGATGTAGAAAGTCTTGAGCGTTGGACCTCTCAAGGGTATGCCAATCGATTCACTGGGGACATGTGCGACATGCGTAGTCATCAACCGGCTTGGAACAATCAGTTTGTCAACATCTACACTGATCTAGGTTGGAAAGACATTGGCACTAGTTATTATAGAATGCCAACCGGTACAGTGTTGCCCACACATGGTGATTTGTATCTGCGCTACATTGAATTGTTTAAATTACAAGGGCAAGAGCATCGCATACGCCGAGCCATTGTGTTTTTAGAAAATTGGAAATCCGGCCACTATTTTGAAGGCAACGGTGCGGCCAAGGTCAACTGGCGAGCCGGTGATGTGGTTGAATGGGCATATGATACACCACACTTGGCTGCCAACCTTGGGCTGGAACCAAGGTATACATTACAAATTACAGGATGGGTATGATTAGCAGTTACGATGAGTGGAGTCCACTAAAACGCATAGTAGTAGGTTCAGCCACTGATGCCAACTGGCCTGTCAACGATCCTGTATTTTCCAAAGAGAGTGAAAAAACAACCTGGCGAGAAACACCTGTTCCACGTGGACCAGTTCCACCGTGGATAATCAATGAAGCCAACGAAGATTTGGATGGTTTAGCAACGACCCTGATGAGCCTGGGCGTGGAAGTTGTGCGTCCAGATCCACTCAACTTCCAGGTCCACGATGGCATGTACAATTATTGCCCACGCGACAGACTTCTTGTACACGGCTCAACTATCATCAATCCTGCCATGATGTATCCCTGCAGAGATATGGAGTTGCAATGCTATCATGACATTGTGGATGAAGCAGACCATTATTTGTTCATGCCGCGAAACGAAGGCATGGTGTTGGATGCGGCCAACGTATGCAGACTAGGCGACCGGATGTTGTTCTTGGAATCAGATTCGGGTAATCGCAAAGCCTATGAATGGTTGTGTGATGCGTTTCCTGACGTTGAAATTGAACTGTGTAATTTTTACAGTGGTGTGCATATCGATTCAACCATTGTGCCCTTGCGCGAAGGCGTGGTTATGCTCAATGCTAGCCGGGTTAGTTTTGATACAGTACCCCGAGTGTTTGACGGCTGGCACAAGATTTGGGTAAACGAAGTGGTAGCACAAGGATTCTATGAGTATCCATATGCATCAAAATGGATAGCAATGAACATGTTGGTGGTGGATCCACATACTGTCATATGCGACCGAAACCAAACTGAATTGATACAAACACTTGAATCCTATAAATTCACAGTGATTCCTTTGGAATTACGCCATTCACGTACACTGGGGGGTGGCTTTCATTGCGTGACTTTGGATTTGGAACGCGGTTGACAGGTATTTGTAAATGCTGTATAATTACAGCATGACTATACCACAAATTGGCTTTTGTTGCAAATGGCTTAATGACCCCAGTGAAACTGGCGGCATGAAAGTCAATGCAAAGGACCGTGACCTAAACGGCAGATCAACCACCATGCGCTGGCTTCGCGAGCACAAAAGTGAGGCCGAACAACGCCAATGGGATATTATGAATCATAATGCTCGTGCGGCCACTCTCATGGTTGAACGTGTGGCCACACTACCCGAAGGCAGACGCATGGTGCGACTGGGTAGTGAAATGCTACAAGGCTACACTGAGAAAGATTGGATTGACTGGTGGCAACGTCCGGAGATACAAGACCACTGTGCAAATATCTTTGCACCCATAGGCGAAACTGCAAGACGACTAGGTGTGCGACTCAGTTTCCATCCTGGACAGTTCTGTGTGCTAGCCAGCGAATCAGACGAAATTGTAGAACGTAGCATATTAGAATTTGAATATCATGCAGACATGGCTCGTTGGATGGGATATGGTCATGAGTGGCACGATCACGGTTTTAAGATCAATGTGCATTTATCGGGTAAAGGTGGTCCCGCTAAATTCCTGAAGACCTTGGGTCGTCTCACTCCAGAGGCCAGGAACTTGATAACCATCGAAAATGACGAGATGACAAATGGATTGGACACTACTTTGGCTGTGGCTCAGCATGTGGCTCTTGTGTTGGATGTACACCACCACTGGATCAACACCGGCGAATACATCGAACCGCAGGACGTTCGTACAAGTAGGGTTATTGACTCTTGGCGCGGTGTTCGTCCTGCAATGCATTTTAGTACTAGTCGCGAGGACGTTTTGGTTGACCATGATCGAAGCGTTCGACCAGACCTTGCTGAACTTCTTGCTAGAGGTTATAAGAAGCAGAAACTCCGAGCACACAGTGACTTCTGTTGGAATCGGGCTGTGAACAACTGGGTCTTGGGCTTTAGTGACCAGTTTGACATACAGGTCGAAGCCAAAGGCAAGAATCTAGCCAGCGAACAACTTTATGAACAATATATTTCTCAACATTGTTGAATGGATACGCAGTGATTACAAAACTAACCCACTTAGGTTCGTCGTTGAGGTACTGGCTTGGGCTGTTAGCATTGGGTGCAGTATTACGATGGCTACCACTGTACCTAATCCCCCTCTCATTGTACTTTACCCTATATGGATCTCTGGTTGTGCTATGTATGCTTGGGCTAGTTGGACACGTCGATCGTTTGGTATGCTGGCTAACTACATCTTACTAGTCACAATCGATTCCGTGGGACTTGTAAGAATGTTAACATAAATAAATCTATAAGCAACACACATGACAGCAACGTCATGTTTTTACCAACTTGGTAAAACTAAACATCAATCCGAGTAAAATCCTTTATGGCCCATGCTATCATATTTGTAGATAGAGCTCCAAGAACACGAGCATTAGATCTTACCAGTCTACACTACACACATTTTGCCGGCGCCGCAAAAATAGCATCAGAGTTAAGAAAAGATGGCAAGGATGTGTTGATTGTGCCCAACTGCATGAATTTGAGTCTTGCTGGCATAAAACAAATTATTGAAAATAACAAAAAAAATCTACTATGGGTAGGATTAAGTACTACTCTCATGGGCATGCGAGTTACAGAACAGGATCGAGAAGACTACTATGATCTATGGGTTAAATCACCAGACACCATTATAGATATAGATTTCTTGGTAAAAAAGGTTGATGATGCCAAAACAGATGTGCTTCTTTGGAATGCAAAAACACTAGGAAGAATTAGTCATCTGTTGGCATCCAAGTACTCTGTACCTTTTGTAATTGGAGGAGCCTATGTCAATTTGGTGGATACTAGAGCACCATTGGCGCACCCCAATATGCATGTGGTCAAAGGATATGCTGAAGCCCACACAAAAGAACTTACTCGGGCTAGATCTAGTAATCCCAAGCAAGAAGTTCCTTACATAGTCAATAACGACCACTACGATAATACAGAATTCAAAGACAGTCAAATTTATTGGACTGACACAGACTTCATAGAACCTAATGATTGGCTGCCGATTGAAATAGCCAGAGGCTGTGCTTTCAATTGTGCCTATTGTAACTATCCTAGAAGAGGCGAATTTGATAGTTACAGGCATGCAAAATCCATGCGAGAGGAATTAATAAGAAATTATGAACAATTTGGAGTTACCAAATATACGCTGGTAGATGATCTTTACAACGACAGTAAAGAAAAAGTCAGATTTCTTTATGATGAGGTATGGAGTCGACTACCATTCAAACCAGAATGGATTAGTTTCATGAGACTTGACATGTTCTGGTCCGACCCCGAAAGTGCTGAAATAGTCATGGCCAGCGGTGCCAGATATGGGGGTTTTGGAATTGAAACACTAAACGATCAAGCAGGCAAACGAATTGGCAAAGGTCTTGGCAAAAAACGAATAATAGAAACGCTTACACATCTAAAACAAGTTTGGGGAGATCAGGTGTTGATCGGAGCCAACATGATTGCAGGTTTGCCATTTGAACCAATTGAAAGCATTTATGAAAGCATAGACTGGACCATGACAACAGATTTGATTCACGGTTCAACCTGGCAGTACCTACAACTGACGCCTCCAGACATTAACTTAATTCCTATTAACAATTTGCCACCTGACTCTAAAAATCGAATTGACAGTGACTTTGACAAATTTGGTGTGAAGTGGCTAGATCGCAATAATTGGATCAATAGTGTGGGAGTAACAAACACCATGGCCCTTGAAGCGGTGCATCGATACAAATCTCCTAATCCATGGTCTGGAAGGTTCAATCAATACATATACGCTGACGTTCGTTCTGGTGGTTTGACCCATGAGCAAATTGTCAACATACATAACGGCAGTGTCACAGAGGAAATAATGGATCAACAAAAGGTTGTGATCAAACATCGCATAAATCAACGCCTGAACAAAATATTGACCACTAGTTTGTAATAAAATTGTAACACAAGTCCAATTAAATAAACATAACCGACCACAACGATAGAGTGGCGCTGGAACTCGTAACCAGCAGATACCCCAAGTTTTGGGGTATTTTTTTGAGTGTCAAGTCATAAAACTGTCAAAAATTTGAGGTCACTAAATACTGAATGAAACCCACCATAGCCCTATTTTTGCACGACCCCAAATGTAGTGTACAAAGTGGTAATGGACTTATGCGAGCCCTAGGTGACCATTACAAATTCAAAATATTTGGAAAAAACAAACTAGAAGACGTGTTCTTTGATGACGTGGATATGATTGCTGTTCCTGGCGGGTTCGGTGATGCTGATTCGTTTGACGGACTGTTCAAGCACAACGCTGAACA